AACCACAAGGCAGACGACTGGGACACACGGGGTATACCTATGAAATGGTACGGACGGGAGGCGGTATAAGATGGGATTTCTAGAGGCTCTAGGGTTATTTCTACTTATGTGGATGCTCAGTGTTCTACTGGAATAAATTATGTTATAATATAGACCCAAAGAAGGGGAACTAGAGCCCCTGAGGAGAATTAAACATGGACTACAATGAACCAGACTTGTCACAGGAACAAATGATACAGGATCTTACAGAGTTTGAGTTTAACTTTATAGACTTTGCTACAGTGGTGGCTCTAGCCCGTGGGGTTATCAGGGACCGCTACAGGGCCAAGAGTTACAACGAGCTATGCAGAGCATACGCAAAAGTATTTGGACCGGAGGACGAAGGATAATGAAGTGTCGAGCTTGTGACGTAATATTAGACGAACGAGAGTTACTAAAGAAAGATAACAGGGGAGAGCACTACGATATGTGTACAGACTGCCTTACAGTATCTATAGAAACTCACTGGGAACTAGAAAACCTAGAGTCAAGTGAAAATACTGGTAGTTTTACACAAGATGAAGTCTTGACTTTACAGGAGAACTATGATAAAATATACTTAAGTATTACTAAAGAATTCTAGAGTAGTACTAGAGTAGTTAACTTAGTAAGTACTGTAGGTAGTACTACAGTAGTAACCATAGGAGGACTTATGAATACTAAAGTTAAACTAAGGAATCCTGTGGCTAAACACGATCACAACAAGGGAGGGCCACACAGGGACCGAAAGAAGTACACCAAAAAGTACCAATCTAGAAGCAAAGGGTTGACTCACGACACTAAACGTGAGATACTATAGGTAATCCTGAGTGATTCAGGAGAAACACTAACTACGGAGATTAATCCAGTATGACTAGCAAAACTATCGAAGGCACAGTAAACTTCTCAAACGTTACCACTACTGATGTGTACAACGGTCAGGACACAGGTACGTACTCAATGACTATCACCATGTCTGAGGACGATGCTGCTACTCTGTCTGCAGACGGTATTAAGATCAAGGACTACGAAGGCAACAAACAACGTAAGTTCAAGTCTAAGTACAACATCGGTATGTACGACGCTGAAGGTGGGCGGTACAACGGGGAAGTACCCTATAACTCTAAGGTACGTCTTAAGTACAAGACAGGTCCAGCACACCCAGTACACGGTACTCCTACGTACCTAGAAGCTGTCCGTGTGTTAGAAGAGGCCGAAGGCTCTCCAGAGGTTGCTGACTTCTAATGAGTGATAAATTCTTATACCACGAGGAGTGTCCTCAGTGTGGTAGTAAGGATAACTTGGCGGTGTACCAAAACGGGGGCCGCCATTGTTTTTCCTCAGACTGCGGATATCACGTTAACGGCAACACAGGAGAGGGACTAGATCCCCACAGGAGTACAGAACGGGTGGCTACACCTACTAACTTAAACATGCGAGGAGTGGTCTCTGCTATACCTGAGAGGAGGCTGTCAGAGGCTACGTGTAGACGTTACCAAGTCACCGTAGACTACGCACCAGACGGGACTATAGAGACGCACTACTACCCGTACTACGATAAAGATACTGGTGAGCTAGTAGCGGCTAAGAAACGTGTAGTCAAAACTAAGCAGTTTAGTGCCTCAGGTGACCAGAGTAACGTAGGGCTGTTTGGTCAGAAGCACTGTCGGGGCACAGGAAAGTACTTAGTCGTAACAGAGGGTGAACTGGACGCAATGTCAGTTTACGAGATGTTCGGACAGAAGTACGACGTGGTATCCCTGAGAGCAGGAGCCTCCAGCGCCTCTAAGGAGATCAAGTCTAACCTAGAGTGGCTAGAGGGTTACGAGAGTATAGTCCTATGCTTTGATATGGACAAGGCAGGAGAGTTAGCACTAGAGCAAGTCAAGGACGTATTTAGTCCTAACAAACTGAAGATCTGTAAACTACCTATGAAGGACGCCAGTGAAATGCTCATGGCTAACCGGATTCAGGAGTTTACACAGGCCTTCTGGGACGCTAAGACTTACAGGCCTGACGGCATCATTGCAGGTAACGAGACTTGGGATAAGCTAGTAAACAAGCGACAGGTACAGAGCATACCGTACCCGTGGGATGGACTAAATGAAATCACAAGAGGACACAGACCCTACGAATTGGTCACTATCACCAGCGGTAGTGGTATGGGAAAGTCCCAGTTTATCAGAGAACTTGAGTACGATCTGCTCCAACGCACAGACGCCAACATCGGTGTACTTGCACTGGAGGAGGATGTCGCAACGACAGCTCTGGGAATCATGTCTGTGGCATCATCTAGGAGACTCCATCTGGAGGAAGACTCGCCTATTGATGACCTTAGACCTCACTGGGAAGCAACAATGGGCTCTGGACGTTACTACCTGTTCGATCACTGGGGATCAACGTCTGCCGACGAGCTTCTTTCAAGAGTACGGCACATGGCAAAGGCCTGTGACTGTCGATATATCATACTCGACCACTTGTCCATCGTGGTTTCTTCTCAAGAGAACGGGGACGAACGGAAAGCCATAGACGAGATCATGACCAAGCTTAGGACTCTGGTGGCAGAGACAGGAATAACTTTGTTCCTAGTGTCGCACCTACGTCGTAGCTCTGGTACAGCACACGAGGACGGTGGACGCATCAGTCTACAGGACCTCAGGGGATCTCAGTCTATCGCACAGCTATCCGATATCGTCATAGGTATGGAACGTGACCAGCAGAACCCAGACGAAGACACACGTAACACAACCACGGTTAGGATACTGAAGAACCGGTACTCTGGTGAAACTGGACCTGCCTGCTGGCTACGGTACGACAAGTTTACCGGACGTATCCACGAGTGTGCTAACCCTACGCCACCGGAGACTGAGTTTTGAACATCGTCTACTGTGACATAGAAACGGATGGACTAGACCCTAGTGTAATCTGGTGTGCTGTCTGTCTACACAACGGAGAAAGTGAGGTAATATGCAATGAACAAGATTTCAAGGATTACGTGGCTCGCAAAGCGCCGGTTAACTTCATCTTCCACAACGGAATTGGCTTTGATGTTCCTGTGGTTGAGCGTCTTTGGGACTTTACTTTTGACCGGAGCATGGTCACTGACACTCTAGTCCTCTCTAGGCTTGCTGACCCTAGTAGGTCTGGTGGACACTCTCTGCGTAACTGGGGAAACATCCTAGGCTTTGCCAAGGGAGACTACGAAGACTGGACTAGGTTGACTCCTGCCATGATCGACTACTGCATACGTGACGTAGAGTTGACTGAGGCGGTGTACAAGAGACTGCGTGTGGAACTCGACGGTTTCTCAAGGGCGTCACAAGACCTAGAGCACGAGGTGCAGTGGATCATACAGGAACAGGTGAACAACGGGTGGCTACTAGATCAACGCTTGTGTCACACGCTGTGCGCTAGGTTCAAGGAGAGTATGTATGCTATTGAGGAAGAACTCCAGAGGGTGTTCCCACCGATTGTTGAAGAAAGGTGGTCTGAGAAGACGGGCAAGCGCCTTAAGGATAAGGTTACGGTATTCAACCCCGGTTCGCGTCAACAGGTGGCTGAACGACTTGAAGCTAAAGGTGCGATATGGAAGGAACTCACGCCTTCCGGTAGGCCGCAGGTGGACGAAAAGACCCTTGAGGAGAATAAACACGTACCGGAGGCTGTCCGTGTACTTGAGTACCTACTCCTCCAGAAGCGTTACGCTCAGGTTTCCTCTTGGATAGAGCACGTTAAGGACGACGGAAGAGTACACGGTAGGGTTACAACAAACGGTGCAGTTACCGGACGCATGACGCACCAGACCCCAAACATGGCACAGGTTCCTTCAGTTAACTCACAGTTTGGTAAGGAGTGCCGTGACTGCTGGATTGTACCAGAGGGACGCAGGCTAGTGGGTGTTGACGCTAGTGGACTAGAGCTACGTATGTTAGCTCACTACATGAACGATCAGGAGTTTACTAATGTCCTACTTAGAGAAGACATTCACACCAGAAATCAAGTTGCTGCAGGACTTGCAACACGACCTCAGGCAAAGACTTTCATCTATGCTTTCCTCTACGGAGCGGGAGACGCAAAGATTGGAAGCATCGTCGGAGGAACTGCAGGAGATGGCAGTAAGCTTAGGAGGCGCTTTCTACGAAACACACCTTCTCTTGAAGCTCTACGAGAACGAGTTGGAGAAGCGTCTAGGAAAGGTCACCTCGTCGGACTCGACGGACGAAAGCTCTGGGTCAGATCAGAACATAGTGCACTGAATACCTTACTACAGGCCGCAGGTGCTATCGTTATGAAGAAGGCTCTAGTACACTTAGATCACTACGCAACGCAACACAAGATTGACTACAAATTCATAGGGAACGTACATGACGAGATACAATCGGAGGTGGTTACAGAACAAGCAGAGAAGTACGGGTGGCTTGCAGTCGAGTGCATCAAGGCGGCTGGCCTTTCATTTGACCTCCGGTGTCCTCTCGACGGAGAGTACAAGGTGGGTGACACATGGGCAGAAACGCACTAAGGCATAAAGCAAAACGGAAGGAGAACTGGGACAAGATATTTGAACACTTTGGAGGGCGCAAGTGCTCCGTGTGCGGCATAGAGTCAGAGTACCCTATCTACGACCTACACCACACAGACCCGACACAGAAGGACGTAGGCGTGTCGAAGATTGCTCACCATTCGTGGGAAAAAGTAAAGATAGAAGTAGAGAAATGTGTTCTGCTCTGCTCTAACTGTCATAGAATAGAACACGCTAAGGAAAGAGAATGAACAACAACATATACAATCTCGTAGACGATATCTACAAGGTAGTCTCAGAGAAGGAGATACCTGAGGGTGTTGATCTGTACGAAGAGATAGAAAACTTTGGCGAAGGGTGCAAACGCCTGATGTCCAACCTGTTCACAGAGAAACGTGACGGACGCAAGCTACGAATGTCTAACATCGGGCGCGACGACAGGTATCTGTGGAACGTGGTGAATAACCCTGATGTGCAAGAGGAGATGACGCCTAACACGTACGTCAAGTTTATGTACGGGCATCTGATCGAAGAGATGCTGTTGTTTCTCACCAAACTATCAGGACACGAGGTGACTGATGAACAAAAAAAGTGTGAAGTTGCGGGTATCACAGGTTCTATGGACTGCAAAATTGACGGTGTTGTCACTGATGTTAAAAGCACTTCCACTTTTGGGTTTAAAAAGTTCAAAGACGGAAGCTTGGCTTACGATGACCCGTTTGGGTACGTTGCTCAAATTAAAGGGTACGCACACTCCGAAGGTGAGACATCGTTTGGTTGGTTAGCGATGGACAAACAGAACGGACACCTAACGTACCTCCTGTACGACGCTGCAGATACTCAGGCTCCTATTTACGACAAGATTTCTTACGACATAGAGGAGCATATTGAACGCATAAAAAAGCTCGTAGAGCAACCAGAGTGGCCCGAAGTTTGTCACGAGACCGTACCAGACGGCAAAAGTGGAAACAGAAAGCTCGCCACTGGTTGTTCTTACTGTCCTTTCAAGTTTACCTGCTGGCCCGGAGTAAGAACATTCCTGTACTCAAGTGGTCCCAGATATTTAACAGAGGTGTTTAATGAGCCGAAGGTCACGGAAATCCAAGCACAGCAACTTTAGATCGGGGTTTGAGGAAGATGTCGCACAGAAGTTACAACCATTTGGCTTTAGTTACGAACCGTTCCAAGTGGACTACCGGATCGAACGAAGGTATACACCGGATTTTGTCTACGAGCGTAACGGACGAGCTTACCTCATTGAGTGCAAAGGATACTTTCGAACAGGAGACACGCAGAAGTATCGTTCGGTCTCTAACTGCCTCACGGAATCACAGGAACTCATATTTGTACTGATGAAGCCTAATCAGAAAGTGAGTAAAAGTACCAAACTTACTATGGCTGAGTGGTGTGACAAACACAACATTCTATGGTACAATATAGATACACTTAAGGAGTTGGTTGATTATGTCTCTGACACTAGAAGAAATTAAGGAGCGTCTGTTGCGGTTATACGACCCCGACGATCTTCTGGAAGCACTACAAATCTCTTCTGAGGAACTACTGGACAGATTTG